AGTTACCGTTGTTATAAGCGTTGTAACTTGCACTACCTTGTTGCGTAACTGCTAAATTATGTAGTTCTTCTAATAATTGTTGGTAGTCATCAATTGTAGTAGCCGATTGAATAGCCGATTGCGTTCTACTAATACCACTTTGAGCAGTCATAGTTATAGGTGCATAAGCCGATAAGTCATCGTCGCCAAAAGTCATATCTGGCGTAATAACTTGCACTTTATATCCAAACTTTTGCAATGTTGCTTTTTGACTTGTAAAGCGAGTAATAGAAGCACTACCACCTGTCGCAATTGCACCAACATGAACAATCTGTGCGTAGCCTGTTGAAGCATCTGCCGTTGTACCAAAATCTCCTTCTGCAATTAAAGCCGTTGTAGGTATATATGTAGATGGTGTTGAACCAATTTCAATTTGAGCACCCCAAATAAATAAACCACTATTCAATGTACCCGCATAACTTGGAACTGTAAGACTTGATGATGTAGCCATATTTGCATAACCGATTGCTCCAAGTCCATCAGTTGTACCTGTAATTGAACATCTAAACCAACCACCACCAGCGTCAGTTATTACTGCTGTTGTTCCTACCGATGCGATAAATGTTCCAGCAGTCAAGTTAAAACACGCCTGTGCATTTGTCCCTGTCGTAATTAAACGTGCGTGAACAAATGAACGTTCCGATTCTTTTGCATAAAACGAATAAGTATAAACTACACCTGATGTTACCGCAACTGTCCCACTATTTACACGGTGCTGACCTGTTGTGGTATCTTCCCTTACCTTGTCGGCTGTTGTTAACCCGTCAGGTGCTGTTGTTGCATTTACTGAAATAGTAGAACCATTTTTAGTCCAATATCCATTATCTAATTGCTCTGAATATAAATGAAAGTTTTGCGAACCTGTGCCTGTTAAAAAATCTCGTGTTGTTTCACTAAACGTATTCTTTTGAGCAAAATTAGTACTTCTACTATCGTATGTACGAATTAAAGTACTAGGTTCTACTTTAAGACGCTTTAAAGCTCCTCCAATAAAGCGGTTGTTTGTTGACCAATTTGAACCCGCAATTGCTGTTTTAATCGCACCAAACCAACTTTCATCTGTGTAGTTATTTAAAATCATAATTACAGCAGAACCTGTTGAACCAAATGTATCGTACAAATTAGATGTTACTGCTGAACCGTTACGTCTTACTAGCGATGAAACATAGCAAACAGAATTGTTGTAATAAGGCCTAACTATTTTTTGAGTACCCTCAGTATTCAATGCCGAGCGATAAACAACTTGTCTTTGGAATCCTGTTGATAATTGTAATATTGGATAGCCCGCAACCTTTTGTAGATTTAAACCTTTCCAAATTGTACCTGTTGAACAAGGCTCTAACTCTTGTTCGGTATATGCTGCTGATGTAACAACAGTGCCATCTAGTGAACCAAACTGCATTTCGTTTAGATAACGAGGGTCGCCACCTCCAGGGTTTCCAATAACAGCATATAACATTGCACCGCCTTTCATGCTAATACCATCATCAACTGTATTAGTGATTGTAGTACCATTAGTTACACGAACAAAGTTAGCTCGTGCGCCAACTGCTAAACCAATAGTTTGAGTTAAAACCCAGTTATTAAAAATTGTATTAGCCTTATTTCTACTTGAATGTAAAATAATACCATTAGCCTCACAATCTACATAGTAAGTACCTCGAACATTAACCAATGAACAAGTATCATCAATGTAAATATATCGAGCTGGCTTATATCTATTGTTTACGATTAATGAAGCCCACGCTGTTTTAATTTCGGTATCTGTTACCGAACCCGAAAATCTCCATACGTTTGTTCCCGCTAATGTTGTTGAAGTAACTGCCATTTTATAAAATTATTTTTTTAGTACATAATAAATTAATTAATCCGCTTTCACTATAAAATCCGTCTAAGCTACCATCATTCATAATCTTACGATAAAATGTAGACGTGCTATATTCATATTCGTAAACCTCGTATGTAGACGTAGCCGTAAATAAAGTTGGCTCAACTGTATAACCTCTCGCTAAGTCCATCCAACTGTATTTATCAATCGTTAATGTATTAGTAGATGCGTTAAATGTTTTGTCCTCACCAAATCCCGAAGTGTCTAATGTTAGCGTACTTGCAATATCACTTACAGTCCACACTACTATTTCAATTTCATCGCCCGCTATTTTACCCGTTGGAAATACAACCGTAGTGCCATTGGTAGCAGTATACTCACTCGGTAATTGTTTTGAGCCGTTATAGTAAACATCTATTTGGCCGACTGTATAACCTACTGTTGTGAAAGTTGTTTGCCCCGCCGTTGCAATAAATGTATATGGAGTGCGTACACCCGTGCCACCCGAAGTAACTGTTTTATTTTTCCACAATCCACTTGATGCTTCGTATGCTAAAACTTGTCCGTCCGTTGGTGCGTTTGTTTTTAAATCTACATCGTGAATTTCATTTAACTCAAAACCGTTTTGAACTTTAACAAATATTTCACCAACCGTTGCACTTACACGTGTTACAATACCAATGAATACTAAATGAGCGGGTGCGTATGGTTTACTTGCTAATCCGTAAATTAAAGCACCGTCAACACCCAACCAAACGGGGTCGCCTATTGTAGCCGTACTTGTATTTATGTTTGATAATAAACCCTCTGTAATTACAAAGCCATTACTATTAGTTGATAAATTTTGAGCTATCAAACCCATTGTTTTTGAGCTTGTAGCTTCAGTTGCATTTGATGCCTTGCTAACAATTATATTAGTTCCATTTGCACCGCTTACATAAACGGCTTGTCCTTTAACAAGTGTTTCTCCAGCTCTTACCGTATGCTTTAATACACTTGTATAGTTAGCGTAGTTTTCAATCCATTCTAAGTTATAATCAGTATCGTCAACCTTGGCTAATATTTGACCAGCAGTTCCACCAACGGGAACTACTTGAGTAGTTAAATAAGTATTACTATCTACACTACCATTCGCTTTTAAAAATTCACTTGCTAAGCCACCCGTTTTTACAAAGGCATTAGCTTCAATGTTATTAGTAGTCGTGTTACCTAAGTCGGTTACATTTTGTAACGTTTGGGTTTCTGAACTAACACCTAAAAATGATAGCACACTTAAAGCAGAAACGCCGTCCCCTATTTTGTAAGTACCTGTTTGTTCTAAATTTATTCTTTGCCCTTTTCCTAATAAAAAATCAGGATTAGCATTGAACCACGCTAAATCTTGATACCCCTCTTCAATTATTACTTTTGTTGGCACAAATGGAATATAAACACTTGTTGTTGTGATGTATAAATATTCACTACCATTTGATAAATCTACATAAATAACATCTACAACTCCAACAGTTGGGAACGCTGAAAACGTTGCATATCCTTGTCTAACTAACGCCATTAGCTTCTAAATTTTTTTAAATTATTAAATGCTTGTTTAAATTTCAATTCAATACTTGCTAATTTTGAAGCCAACGGATACCATTTAGGGTCGTAACTACCATTCTTTCTTACTTTCTTTTTAAAATAACCGTCAATGTTAGAATCATTATAATCAGTAATCATAATTTCATCAGCCATTAAAATGTCTAATCTTAAAATATCGTGCTTAAAACTTGGAATAGCTTTTAATTTTAATGAATATTCTGCTACTTGTTCATCTTCAACTGTTACTAACTGCCCGTTTTGATATTGAATTTCATCACTTGTATAAGTGCTATTGTTGTAATGGAATACACCGTCAAATCTGTATTGGTTGTACCAATTCAATTCTAACAAATCCCTTAAAGATTCATCGTCTTTTGCAATCCCTAATAAACCACTTAAATTATATTCAATTCTAACAGTTCCGTTTGCTCTTTCTGTTGTATATTTTTTTAAACAAAATGATTTTGAATAAATGCTTTGACTTGCACCAAAAATAGTTTCGTATTCACATTTGATTTGATAAATTCCTTCGCCCAAAAGTGTTAATACTTTTTTCCAATCAATTAAATAACCAACTAAATTTTCATTATTACCATTAGTCGCAAATCCATAATCGTATGGAGTTCCGTATGTAGTTATTCCATCTAATGCAATACTAGAACCGTTTGGCTTAATTAAAAATAATTTTGCTCTTTCAATTGCATCTTTATTAAACCAATAAATAAAAGATGTTTTATCATTTTTTATTTCGCTATCCGAACTAATATCAGCCAATACACGCCAAACAAAATCAGAGCAACAATCCATTTCTTTTGGTTCTACTACAATAGTTTCTTCTTTAACGGGATTAGTAGCAATCATATAAACATCTTGACTTGCTAAATAATTTTGCCCGTTTAATATTAATCCATGTGTCGAACTAACCGCAGAGCCATAAACACGTGCTGTTAATTTCCATTTATTATTACCAACTAATGAAGCTATTTTAGTGTAGTCGATTTGGCAAGTAGCCTCTAATGTAGTTGTAACCGCTACTAATTTAACTTTTGTTTCTCCACTTAATGGAATAAACCATGTATCAGCATCACTAACAAACTTACTTGACATTCTACGTTTGCCATTAACACCGCCTTGTTCAAATATTTCTAAACCAATAACTACTTGTATATTATCACTTAAACCTGTAAATGTATCAACTCCATTGCTAAATATAGCTTTGACAACTGTATTAGCGTATCCTAAAATATATTTTTTACCAGATGTATCAATTAATAAATTACCTAATGTATCATATGTGTTAATATTACAAGTTGTATTTTCGCCTGATAAATTACGGTTATATCCGTCAAATTCTTTAGTATTGCTATAAATAGCAGGTACGCCGTTTATTTTAGTTCCTAATTCAAAATAGTATCTTAGTTTCCAATTACCTGTAAAATAGTGATACCAATCATGATTAATGCCATTGTTAGGTTCTAATGCATCAAAGAAAAAAGAATTACCAACTAAAAGTTCTTTCCAATATTCCCAACGAATTAAAAATGGATATGCAAATTCATAGGCGCCATAACTTGTTACACTACGCGCGACAATGTTCTTAATTATTTCGCCACTTGGTACGTGAATAGATGGCTTTGCCTGTACTATATTAAAAGATTGAAAACCGAAATAAACGGGTGTCGCTGGTAGTAATATTGTTTTACTTTCTAAGTCAAATGATTCGAAAGTAACGCTATTATATGCCTGTATTTTACTTGTATAACGAAGTAATTGTACACTTGTAACATCTTCATCACCTTGTACAATTAAACTAGTGTGCGCCGTTAATTCATCCTCTGCAAATTTTTGTCTATCTGGAAAAGTAGTTGCGTAATTATCGGAATAATCGTGAGGAATTAATTTAGTATTCATAGTTATTAAATTCGGAAATTCCGATTTATAATAAAATGAATTAAAATCTATTTTAACATTTACCCTATCAGCTAAACCACCAACTTTCGTATGGTCTTGAATGGCTACCCAAAACATATACCTTGGCTCTTCTGATTCTTCAAAAACTGCTTTACCTAATGCGCCATAGGTTAATGTTCCCGTTACTTTAATTGACGAACTACTTATAAATGTAGCCTTTAAATTAGATAATGAACGTAATGATAAATCCGAATAGTTACTACCATTAACAGCAGTTGGTGTTATTTCTGCTTTTATTTTTGCAGTTTCCCAAACAAAATTATGTTTTAAATCCCGACCATTTAATTGGTATTCGCTTTCATCGTATGGTGCCTTTGCAAAATTTAAAATAAGACTTGTACTACCAGCAACAAATGGCGTGTCAATAGTATTTCTTATATAAAATTCAAAGTTAGTTTCTTTTAATTGTGCTTTTGGTACAGTTGTTGAAGTTGCAACGTCTGTATAAACTAAATTTTCTTTATAATACTTTGTTAAATTTGTATTCCAATTCTCGTTAAACCATCCGGTATTACCTAATGTAGTATCAGACAATAAAACTTGTAAATGATTTGGATCGGTTAAAAAATACCTTGCATCATAATTAAAAACTGCTTTTAAACAATTAAGATTAAAAAAATAGTCGGGTTTAATATCTGCAATTAAGTCATCCCATTGTGCCGATAGCATAGTGGGTGTTACGCGTGTAGTATGCTTAATTTTAAAATTAGAACTGTATACGGGTAAATTTGTTATAGAAACTTCATCCACTACAATACTACCAATTTGATATTCTAAACCACCAATAAAAGTCATTGGTTTATTAGTGCCACCACCACCAGCGTTTAATCCTGTTATTTGTGCAAGTTGCGAAGTGCCATCTACTTTACTTAAAAAATTAGTAGCTTCGCCATTCTCTATAAAATTCCATTTATAAAGTAAAGCGGTTACGGGTGTTATAATTGAATAAGCTACTGAATTACCGGATGAATTAGCAGGCGCGCCAACGGGATTTCCTGATATTCTTATTTCAGTATCGCTTAATTTTTCAAGTATAGTTGAAGTTCCAAATAATGTACTTGTTGCATAATTAACTAATTGTATATTGTCTCCAACTGTAAATTTGCTAAAATCCCTACCCGTAATCCATATACTACCCGCAGTTGGTAAATAGCCATCTGTATTGTGATAAATTGATGGATTAGCAGTTGAATCTAAAACGTATTCTTTAACAGATATATTGTGTTCAATTGTTATTTCATCCCCTAAATTAGCTAGTAACCAATTTACGGGCGTATTATCGAGAGTATTAGTAAATGTTATAGAGTTTACATAAACTGCCATTAATCAATGTTTAATTGTTGTTTTAATTCAATAGACTGTTTTTTAAACTCATCAATTTTATCTTTGATAGCACTGGATTCCATTGTCTTACTAAATTCAATTGCTTGTTCAGGACTCATTGATTTTAAAGATTGTGATAAATTAGTTTCAACAGATTTTAATAAGCCGTCAAGTCCACTTGTTAAAGCCGTTACGTGGTTTAATATATCGTTATTTTCCATCTGGTTCTAAAAAAGTTTCAACTAAATTATTTGTATAAAGCTTGTTAACTCGCACTCTCATTTCTGCTTGTTGATTCCAAACATTCCATTTCAAAGTGTCAATTAATGCCTCATCGCCATCGGTTGTAAATATACGATTATTTTCTTTAATTTTTTCATAATCTTTAAAAGAAAATGGAACTTTTGTAAAAGTTTTTAAATAATATTGATTTGCGTTTGGCTTTTCAGAACTTTGAACAAACGAATTTATAAAATGGTAGTTTTCATATAAGTATTTTGCACTAAAATAAGTGTCATTGCTAGCGTGTATTTTTGTATTTTTATGATTAGATGCAACGGTTAATACGCATATTTTATTGACATTAAACATATCCTTTTCAATTCTAAGCATTCCAATTCTATTACTAATAACAGTTCCTATGTTTGGATTAGATATTGTCGGCACACTCGGTATGCTAAAATTAATTTTTATTCCAATTGCATTTAAACGCTTTAAAGCATTATTAACTAATTGAATGATTTTATTAACCAATTGAATAACTGCATTAGCAACCGTTATAAGTGCGCCTAAAATAACATCCAATACTTTTAAAACGGCGTTAAATATAGCTTCTGGAACTGTTAATTCGTTTTTACGTTTAGCTAATGCAAAGTTAATTCTAACATCTTGAAAGCCTTTCATTAGGCGCATATTCGTATTATTAATACGATTAGGTTGCGTTATAACTTGGTAAGACGTGCCTAAATAATCTTGAATGGTATTTTTATCAACGCTATCTGTTACGAATGAAATTAAATAATTCGCATTAAATTCACTTGTATTCAGTTCAAAGTCTGCATTTCGATAATCGTAATTATTTGATACGGGTGGCAAAATATAAGTTGGTGTTGAAGTTGAATAATCTTCACGAACTAACTTTATTTGAGTTCCAACAATTATAATTTTAGCGTTAAATAGTTTTTTACATTCACGTAGTAAGTCCCCGAAAGTACCTTTATAATGTCCCTCTTGCGTTATACTTGGCTCTGTAAATCCTAATATTTGTTTCTCTTTACTATTAGTTGGATTAAAGAATTTTTCAGGAATAATATAAGAGTCATTAAATGGAGCTTCGTTAAAAATAGGGCTATCAAAAGTCATTCCTAAGTGTTGTGCGCCTATTTCTAAATGGCGTTTAACAGACATCGCTTTATGATATTTAACGGGCTGTATAATTAATAAAACCATTGACTTAATCAGCTTTATTAACGCTATTAAAATTAATCCTAAGTATATGATATAAAGTATTATTTTAACATACGTACTTGGCACATAAAAAACAGGCGCATCGGCTATAAACTCACTAATTTTGTGTATAGCATCTTTAATTTCTTTAACCATTACATACACACCCAACACACTAACTGCTGATTCTACATAGTTAGGAACTGAATTTAGGATGTATGGAACGCTTGTATAATCTCCATTAGTAATTAATCCAATATCTTTTAAGTAAGAAAATGTAAAGCCATCCGCAACGTCATTTAACCAATCAATACGATTAGTTTCAACTGCCTTAGTAGTAATTCTATGCTTTGAAAATTTAGTAGCGGTTAAATCTAAATAACCGTCAAATGGTGTTTCGACAACTCCATCTCTTTCAACTTCGATGTGAAATGGTATACCCTCAAACACGCCAACACCACTTGTTAATCCATCGGTAATCCATTTATTAATTATATCCGCATTCTCATTTACCCACTCCCAATCTGTTACTGTTACTTGATTATTAGCTCCTTTTTTATCACTATCAAAGTTTAATTCAAGCATTAACTCTCTCCAATTTTTTGGAGGATTAACAAGCGTTGAATTAATGTAAAAATTTATATTAGTAGCCATAATTAAATACGTGGTTTAGGTTGCTTATAAGTAGTTCGTTTATTAAATCCGTTTTCAATAGTTTCCTTTATAAAGTCTCCATATCCATCAAATTGAAAATTAGTAGTAGGTCTGTTTTTAATCACATCTTTAATACTTTGCATTTCTTTTCTTAATGCCATGGTTTCCATTAGCAAGGCACTATTTGCCACATTAGTAGCAAAATCATTAGTTGGTATCACTCCAAATTTAGCAGTCTCTAATAAGCCGTTATTGTGTTTATAAGCTAAATCTGCCAAGGCTTCATTTGATAAATTACCTACTAATTTATTCTGTTCGCCTGTTAGTATACGTTCACTACCATCTACTGCAATACGATAGCCATCACGTCCATTATGTACTTTGTTACCTTTTAAATCGTCCTCTACTTTCTCCGTTCCTGTAAAGAAAGCACCAGCAACCGCTTCAGCTATAATAGTATCCTTTAACGCTTTTTGTAGTGCTGTATTTGGGTCTTTCTCTGCGTATGAAGAAAATAATTTAAAGAATGCAAGTGCTTTTTGTCGCTTAATTTCTTTCAACTTTTCTTCTTCTTTTTGTCTTTCTAATTGCACCTTTCTAGCTTCTTCTTCTGCTAATGTATTAGCCAATCCACGCTCTGCTAAATTACGTTGTGTTGCAATGTTTTTTTCCTGTTGTGAAATTTCTTGATCGAATGCTTTTTGCTTTTCTTCTGATTTTTTAGCTACTTCTTTTGACGTTAAATCTAAAAGCTTAGAACTAAATTCAACGGCTTCTTTTAATTCCTTATCTTGTAATTCTTTTTTCTTTTTTAAAGCATCAGATTGTTCTTTTCTTAATTTTTCTAAGGCTTCATTATTTAACTTAAATTGTTTATCTAATCCAGCAACAAAGTCTTCTTCTTTTTTAATTTCTGCTTGTTTTAAATCGTCCTCTGCTTTTTTAGTTTTAGCATCTCTTTCGTCTTTGTATTTCTTATTTACGGCATCAATTTCAGTTTGTAGCTTTTCTTCTAATTCTAAAATTAAAGCATTTTTAGTACGAGTATTAGCAATCGTATTAGCTATTCTTTCTTTTGTATTTTTAAAATCATTTCGTAAATTATACAACTCTCTTTGTTGGTCGATTTGTATGTTTTCAATTCTTGCCTTTTCTAATTCACGTTGTAATTCCTTTTCATTTTCAATAAATTGTTTTCTTTTAGATTCGGCATCTTTTTTATCTTGGTCTGCTTTATCTTTTTTAGCTTTTAATTCCTCCGCATTTTGTTCGTCGGTTGTTGCTTTTTTATCGTTATATGCAGTTTTACCAATTTCTGAAATTTCATTAAAAAATAATTTTTCTAATTTTTTTCTTTCTCTATTAAATGCTTGTCTACGCCATAATTCCTTTACATTCCTACCCTCTACTAAATTACCCTCTCTATCATAATGTGAAGTTGTTTGAGATAATTTTTCACTAAAATAACCTTTTTCTGACTTAGTTAAATCAACGCCTGTTTGATTTGCTAATTCAACTATTCTTTTAGCAAAATCTTTACTTGCTTCTTGTCTTTTTTTATAATAACCGTCATCTGTTTTAATAGCATTTGCTTGCGCCTGACTAAGTTGCCCTAAAGCTACCTTTGACTTTAAATAATAATCTAACTGCGCATCTTTTAATTTATTAATTCTATCAGTTGTAGATTCAATATAATCATTAACAGCCTGTGATTGTAATTGTAATGCTTTGTAAGAACTTACTAAATCATAAACTACATAGACAACACCAGCTATTGCAGCAGTCAATAAAACAAAAGGATTTAATAATAATGCTTTACCAACGTTTAATATAGCATAGCCTAAAGCTTTAATGCTTCCAATAAATTCACTAAAAGAAATTGATTTTATAACACTTGCAAATTGTGCTGACTTTTCAGCCGCTCCTTTAAAATCTAAATCAGCTAAATCATTACCTATTTGCCCAAATAAAGTCTTTGCCGTTGTAGCCTTTGATTCAGTCGCAAATGCCTTAGTAGCATCTTTAGCATCTCCTATTTTGTCCTTTAATTCACCAGCTCTTTTAGCTAAATCATTAAATGCTTTACTTCCTGGCTCTAAGCCTTGAAGTTCACGTTGCATAGCTTTTAATTGTGCAGGATAATTACCAACGTTACGCTGAAAATCGCCAACACTTGCATCTGCTTTACGAACCTTTGTATCTAATAATTCAAACTCTTTATTTAATTTTTTAAATTCATCTGTATCCTGTTTACCAGCAATAGTTAAATCCTTAATTTGCTTTTTTAAGTTGCTTAATTCCGCACTTGCTTTTTTATATTCGCCGTTTGTTTTTTCAAATGCTTTTGCCTTATTAGCTTCTTCTTTTGCTAAATCTTTTGATAGTTTTAGTTCCTCACGTTGTTGTTTAGCAAGTTCCTGTTTTAATTGTGATTGTTTTTTTTGAATGTCTGCAATACCTAATTGCGTAGCCTCGTATTCCTTTAAAGTTGCATTTACTTTAACAGTTTCAGAATTAAGTTGCTTTAAACTTTTAGCACCCTCACCTTTAAAGCTATCAAAATAAGCCTTTGAGCCAATTAGATTTTTTTCTAATTGTACTCTAACTTCTTCTGCTTTTTTTAAGAATAAATCAGCCGATTTTATTGCATCGCTAAACAACGCATCGTCTATAATTTCACTACTCTTTATTGGTTGCTCTGCCATTCTCTTTTAATGCTTCTAAATAGTTATAATATTCAACAACTGTAACCTCTTTTTCATTCAATCTAAAACCTAAATACTTTTCAATACTTACTTTTATTAAATTCGTTTTAGTTTGCTTTACGCTAACTTTATCTTTTAACTCCAATTCTTTTAACTCTATGAATGAGTCAATCGTTTTATCGTTCGTTATTACCCTTTCAATTTTTAGTGATAGTATTTCATTTTGAATGCTTAAAATATCTGCTAACTGCTCTGAAATTCCAAACGTATCTATGTATTGTAAATATAACTCTCCAAATATACCCTCACATTCATTTAATTCACTTTCTACGCATTCTTTTTTAGTTTTTAATACAAATGTATAGTCTTTTAAATCGATGCATTTAAACCAATTATAAATTGGCATTTCATCTATTGTTAAGTAGTATTTGTTTGACATAAGGTATTAAAATTTGCTTTGCTTTCTCACGTAAAAGTACTAAACTTTCTTCACTTAATCCTAAAATTTCTTTACCCCAATCGGTAATTAAATCACTTGTATCTTTTACAACGTCCGCACTAATAATTAAATCCCGACCTCTTAAGAATACGCTAAATGAATTATAAAAAGCACCTGTATCATTTAATGTTACGTGGTCTGTTATTTGCCCTTTTTCCTGTTTTAATTGCTTTGTAAACGGGCTATATTCGCCTAATAATTCATTCTTTGAATTAACGCCTTTATCGTATAATTGATTCTTTGTGTTTAGTTCAATGATTAAATCTGTAAAGTCAGGGTATTCACTTAACTCGTGGATTAAATCGTCAACGCTAAGATTTTTTACTCGGTTTGCTAAGTTTACTAACACTTTCATTTATTTTAAATTTACTTGTTAGTTCTTTATAAAATACTTCAAAATCAATGTTTAAATGACCTTTAACGGCTTTATAAACTTCTTCTTTTGTCATTTTTTGAGCCGATTCAACGTGTATAATTCCTTTAAAATATTCCATAGTTTTTAAAAATAAGGCACGCCAAATTAATGACGTGCCTATTAGATTAGTATTAAGCTACAATTGATGTGTTTGCAATTACATTAGTAAAATCATACTTCGCTAATGTAGGAGTCAATCTAACAACGTTTCCAATAGTTTGAGAAGCGTATGTTAAAGTGTATTGTCCTTTAATTGTTGTACTTTCAACTGCTGAAATAACAACAATAGCCGTTGAAGTTGTTTGGTTGTATAAAGCAAAAGCAGTAGCTAATAAGCCTGTAATAGCTACCGGTGTAGCAACAGAACCACCAACTGCAAATAATTTAACAACCATTGATGTTTGTCCTGTTGAAACATAAGTGTTTTTAGCGTCGATTAAGCCCTCAAAACCGTTAAGTAAATTAACAGAAACCATATCCCCGGCATCGATTTTTACAATTTGCGCATCTTCTTGATCTGTGTCAAATTCAAACATATATTCGATATTCGAACCTGTTGTATCAGTTGCCCACTTATAAATAGCATCGGTTGTATTTTTATTTAATGCAAATGGATATAAAACATTTTCTTCGCCATTTGATAAACCAACTAATGCACCGTTTTTATCAACGATATAAACAGCCATATCATTACAACGTCCACTTTTTAAAATTGATAAAAAGTTAGGTTGCATTGAAGGATAAACGCATTTAAAAGAACTTACGCCCTCATGAATGAATTGCTTTGAACCATCGGCAAATGTTTCGAATACACTCGCTTCTTTTGTAACCTCGGCATTAACGTGTTTAGGTAGTGGATACCAACGAACCGAACGGTCTACATTGTTAATCAAACCATTAAAGAACGTTGCGTTTAACGTTGCTGGTAATGAAATTTTGTTTAATACACCTGCATCGGTATATTTAGGAACCATAATCAGTTTACGTGATGCCTTAATTAAAGCACCAGCGCATGATGGTTGTCCTGTGTTTGCGTACTTTGAAGTACATGAGCATAAATCTGACATTGTTTTTTGTTTTTTATTTGTTTATATTGGATTAATTATTGTTGTTTGATTATCATTTAAAGTGTCTCTAATAACACGCACTACTTCTACTTCGTAATCACCACCTGTTACAGTTGCTAATGTTTCGCCTGTATATTTATCAATTATATTAACAGATTGTTCAGGCATAGTTGTAACAAATATTTCGTTTGAATAAAGGACTGCTATAATAGAACCAAATCTATCATAAACATATCCTGGTGCTGGTCTCCAATCTAACTGTTCGCCATCACAACACTCGCAATCTTTTAAAAATGGTATTGAAACTTTTAATTGTACACCGCTTAAATATTCGTTGAATATATTTTTTACTACTCCATTGTCATTGTAATTACCAAATATGTTATAATTTTTAATCGTTCCTATTCCTGTCATTTCAGCAACACTTTGAGAACGAACTAATGCTTTTATAAATTCATTGCAAAGGTTTCTCATAGGTTGTACACCTTGCGTATCGCCTTGTAATTGTGTCCAATTTCTATAATCACAATCAGTTAAAAAATACAAACGTACATCAGTATCAACGTCAACACTTTCTAATTGGTCAAAGTGTATTCTTTCCTCTGTAATTTCGTGTAAAAATATTAAAGGTAATTTATCTTTAAAAGACTGTTTCATTGATAGCTCACTTGCTACCTTTGTAATGGTGCCATGCTTAAAAAAAGGCGTGTATAAATCAAATGTTAATTGTAAAGGAATAGTTGAACCACTAACTGTTATACTTTCATTGCATTCAAATGATTTTACTATGTAAGTATTTAAACCAATAGTTAGGCTATAACCAACTGTTAGCCATTTAGTATCGTTGCATAAAAAAGTGTAAGTACCGTTTGAATTATCAGTAACGCTTTGGCATATAACCGATTTGTCCATTGAATTAACAATAGGTAACAATCTATTATATGTTTGACTTTTTAATGACATTAAACAAAATTACTTGTATATTCTTTACAAATTCCTTTAAAAGTTGGATAAATAGACTCATTGTAACTTATATATTTTTGAATAGCTTTATAAGTATCAATTGAACTATTGTAAATGTTATAAATATCGGTGTGTCCCCAAATGGCTATTGTGCTAACTTCGTTTTGCGCACTTACATTACCCGTTCCTGTATTAACTACATTTTGAGTACGAGTGTATTCAAAGAATATAAAACCTAACATCATTTGTTTAATTCCTTTACTTCTAATTTGATTTTCATCTAAGTTTAAAGGATTAAAAATTGTTTGATAAATAGTTGAGGTTGGGGGCGTGTATGGAGTAGTAATACTCGAGTACATCAAACCCCCTAATTCTACACCTAATAGGTCGTATAAATAGTTTAGTTCATATTTTTCAATAAAGTCTGTTAAATCGAAAGTATTGAAGCTATTTTGAGTAACTGCATACTTACCAACGAAATCAGATGTTTGAACTATTTTTGTTGCCATTTATTTTATTTAGTAGCGGATGGCTGAATCGAACAACCGAACTTCAGATAATGAGTCTGACGGGATACCACTTCCCAAATCCGCAATATGTTTTATTTTAAAGTTGCTTTGCCTTTTTTAATTAAGATGTTAGCTACATTTCCGCTAACTTCTACTTCGTTACCCTCAAATAAAATAGTGTAAACTTCTGTTTCAACTAAATTACTTTCAATTTCTACTGTTTCTTTCTTTGCCATAATTTATTTTTTAAATAAGCCCCCACAATTAAGTGAGGGCTATTAGATTAATATTAAGCCGTTTCTAAAGCAGCTTTATCAGTTGCAAATGTACCTTTAACAAACGCAGTTCTATCGTTGTTTTTAACAACTAAAGCACCACGCCATTCTGCTAAGATAGTACGTAAGTTTTTAGTAAAGTCATTACCATCTAAACCAACTTGAATATTTACACCACCTTTAGTGTAAAGAGTAGCTAATGGAAAATAACCTACTAAGTAAGTTCCAGCAGTCAACAATGTAGATGCTATGATAGGCACGCCATCTAAAGTCATTTGACCGGCAACAGTTAACAAACGGTCTACATAACGTCTATCGGTTGCACTAACTTTCATTACTTTCATTTTAGTAACATCAGTTGGATGCATTAAGATAGCATTTGGAGCTTGTTGGTTAGCAATTGCAATTTGATTCATTGCTACTGTAATAACGTCCATTTCGTTTGCGTTGTCAATTGCTAATGCAAAAGAACCAGCAGAGAATGCAGTTGCAACAGTTGAAATACCGTTTAAATTTGGTGCAGTTCCGTTTCCAGAATAAGCAGTCAATTCAACGTCTTTCATTAATTCACGCATTAACTCATTACGAATTTCAGATTCGATAAAATCAATATCGTCAATCATTTCAGTTGAAATTTTGATATACGCTGTACGTTTAACAACAGATTGAGATGCAACAACTAAATCAAAATCAATTTGGTTTTTAGTAGCACCCTCTAAAGTTCCACCAGCTGCGCCCTCTTTGTTAGCTTGGTAAACCCAAGAGATAATGTTTGAACTTGCAGAACCAGCAGAGAACAAATCCATTAAACGAACTTGACGAGATGCAATAACGTTTAAGCCTGCAACACGTTGTTCAACGGGTACATTGCCACCGCTAATGTTTGTAGACTCTAACATAGTACCAACGGCTTTGATAGTGAACTCACCACCTTTAACGTTGCTAATGTCATCACCTTTTAATTGGCGTAACTTGTCGATGTTAGCTTCTAATCCTTTACGTAAATTACCTACGCTTGGAATGTTTGCCTTTTCTTCGTCGTTTAGTTTTTTAATTGCTAAACCGTGTTGCTTTAAAGTTTCGTTCAAAGACTTTAATTGCTCATTTTGTGTTTCAACTAAAGATGTTTTAATAGCTTCAATATCTTCTTTTGAGGCTTTGTTTTCAATAGCTTTCGCTAATTCTGCTTTAGACACTTCATTGTATTCATTGTACAATGATGCCATATCTTCAGCACTTTTTGTAGCGAAATCTGCTTCGCTAATTCCTTTTTCAGAAAGGAAAGTTTTAAAGTTTTTCATTTGTTTGTTTTAATTGATTAATAAAAAATAATTGTTTTTGTTTTTCTTTGCTTGAAGTGATAGGCTCGGCTTCAATATTTTGAGTTGCGCTAACTGAAATTGTAGGGGTTGCATAATTAGAACCAATCGGAACGGCTGAACCTTCAACTATTTTAGCCTCTGTAACTGCCCAAAAATAACCGCTTTCAATGGCTTTATCCTGATTAGCTACATAACTAATGTATTTATTCCAATTGTCTTTTTCTTCTTTGTAAATAGCATCGTTTGAATTTATGCAAAGGAATAATTTGACGTATTGCATACCTACGGAATGATTTTTAACGTATCCTTTTAGGTACTGTTCAAACATAAACTCATTTCTATCTGAGTCAACAACAGCATCAAACATTAAAGCTTCGGTAGTTCCTTTTAATTCTGGATAACCTAATTCACTAAATGAATATTGTTTAGTGTATGCTTTTAATTCGTCTGTTATTATTTTCTCAAATGATAGTTCGTGTTCTTGTAATAAGTATAATGCTTTCTTTTCGTTTAAAGACTTTGTCCAAATACCTGGAATGTGAACATCATTATGGCTATCCATAATATTAGTTGTATTAATTACAACACTTACATTGATAGTTTCTAAGTCTACATTTTCAAGTGGATTAATTGCTTTTGTAACGTTGTCCTTAGTTTGTGTAATAGGTACATTAAAATTAAAAGAGTCGGCTTTTTTCATTACCGATTTCTTTTGCGCAATTATTAAATCTTTATTTTGTTTGAGTTGTTTAAATATCTCCATTACTTTTTTACAATTTGGTTTTGAGCTTTCGCCAATTGTTTTTTCTTAATGGATTCGTTTAAACATAACAAGTCAAGCCCACTACTATTAAGTTGTGAGCTATTAGCTTTTATGTTTTTGTTTTTATTTTCCATTTGTGAAAGGTATTTATCCTTTAAACAATTGTGTAAATATAATAAATTAATTAATAGGTTGTATCGGTTGTGTTGAAATATTTTGTTTACTGTTTAAAACATCGGCGTTTGGGTCGTTTGATTTTGCTTCGCCTAACTTTTCTAAAACTTGATTTGCGGTTAATATACCAGCATCTTTTAATTTAATTAATGTATCGGCTTTGTCTTTTAAATTCTCTTGCAAACATTCAATCTTACTAAAATCTTGACGCATTCTAACTGTTTTATCGGGAAAGTGATTCTTAGCAATAAAGCGCGTAAAGTGTTCTGCTATTTTATCTGACAAAGGCATAATAGCATTAGTGTATAAAGCTTTTTGCGCCTCTAATTGATTGTTATACGTCTTATTTGACGGGTCGTTGAATAGTGAACTATCTAATCCAAATACGTTACAAATAGCACGTAAATTAACAACGCCATTTTCTACTAATTGTAAATCAGCAGGCGACATAGCCATTTGAATGTAATTTAAATCTTTGTTAGTAACGTGTATTTTACCGAAATTACGAGTGCCAGCCGTGTTATTATTCCACGTTTCTTGAGCCGTCTTTGATTCATCGGCAGTCATTGGACGTGTAGATTTATCAGTGATCATTCCAACGGCACCTCTATTTTGTAATAGTGTGGCATTCGCATCCCATCTATCGTTACCAACTTGCACAACCTTTGAAGCGACTTGAATAATTGATAAACCATAATGTGATTCTAAAACAGAATTATAACCAGGGTTAAAAAACTTAATGTGTCCAATTTCTTCTGACTTATAAACTTTAGTAGTTGTACCTATGCTAAATTGATATTCTTTTTTAGGATTAAAGAATGATTCTGTTGTTCTAATTAAAACGTGATTTGATGGTAATATATCTAATTCTGCTATTCCATCCATTGCAAATGGCTTTTCGCCAATCATATAAACATTACCAGTTAATAATAGGTATGTTAAAACTTGTTCTTCAATATCATTCCACGTGTATCCTTTAGCTTCATTTGGCGCGTCCATTAAATCGTGAATGGATGTATTGCTCATTATTTTCCAATTCCCAGACGCTTGCTTTTGTTCAACAATCCAAGGCACAGATTTTGTTATGTCAACAATTTTTTTAATAACTGCGTAAACGTCAACGTTTTTTTCGTATGAGTTTTCAATCAAACCATTTCCTTGCATTTCAAATTGATTAGCTTGAAAAGAGCCAAACATACGCCAAATGGTTTGTCTATCATTTAGTGATAGATTAGTTTTAAAATTAAATAAGTTTTGAAAAAATCCCATTAAATACTATTTTTTTTACAAATATACAAATTATTTTAACCAAAAAAGAAATTAATACCTTTTGTTAATTCCGCATGAGCATATCTAATACTATCAATGGTGTGATTATAGGCATCAATAGGTAAGTTTGCTTTCTTATTATTCCAAACATAATTACTTAATTCACGTTTAATATTAACGCTATTTTCAGTAACTATCATTTTGTATTCTAATAAATCAGTAAGCGTTTGTTGAACGGAATTAGGATACTTTTCGCAAGGAACTATGTTAATTCCAACAGAAGCTAAATCACCAATTAAACGAGGTTCAGCACTATCACCAACAATCATTATATTACCTAAATTAAACGATTTTAAGCGTACTTCAATATCATTTGTGCTTAATCCTTTATCATACATTAATTCATCAACGTAAACGATTCTATTAGCTTTGTCAACTGCAACTTTAACTAATGTAGTTGGGTCTGTAACATAACCAAAATCCATACCATAAATAAATGGTAATGATGTGTCAAATTCTCCCTCATGCCAATTCTCAAATATAACACCCTCTGCTTTATCGAGCCACCCGCCTAAAATAACATGCTTATATTTTTCGGGGTTGTTTTCTTTGATGTAATTGATTTGCTTTAAATAATCTTTTGGTATGTTTTCTAAATTATCTAAGTAAGTAGTGTGAATATGGCATACATCAGGATGTGTGCTAATTGGTATTTTGTAACCGTCAATATCAATATATTTGTGTGTATTTTCAAACCAACGTTTCCAAATCCAATGTTCTTTTGTCGTTGGATTAAGTACTTGAATAATTCTATTTTGTTGTTTTTTAGAACGAATAGATAAATCAATTTTATCAAATTCAGCTTCATTTTGCATTTCTTCTGCTTCATCTAATACCCAAGTAGTCATATCATGCAATGATTTTAGATTAGCGGTTTGATTACCAGAACTTGTTTTAATTCCACTAAAAATAATTTTACTATCAGTTACCAAATTGGTAATTTCATTTTGAGTGATGTGAAAAGCGGGCTTACATTCTAAGGCTTCAATTTTATCTGTTAGCTCTGGAATAATTGACTTACCAGCACTTGACATCGTGTAACGAGTAAAAAGAATGTTTTGATTTTGTTCGTATGTTAATAGAGTTTGAAACGTAGATACTTCATACGACTTTCCAGAATTACGTCCGCCCGTAATTATAAAATACCTTTTATCGGAATTATAAAGAGGTAAATATTTAGGATTCTTTTTTACCATTATCAGCCCAAGTAGTAACAGGAATATTCATTTTTTCACCATCACTTGTAACGTCTATTTTTTTAGGTAAAACAAAGTCCATTAATTTAACCATTATTTTAGCCCACTCTTTAGGTTCATCACGTTGTAAGTTTCCCATAACTGCATTAAAGTTTACAGATTGATTATCTATTGCTTGCATAATCAATTCTTTAGCTTTTTTAGTAGTTTCAGTAACTGCTCCTTTCGGTTTAAAACCTTTATGTCCTTTAGGTGGTGCCAAAATAATGATATATAATTTATATTTGTTTAAAATCCTCTTAATTGCCAATTACCAACAGTAACATAAAGACTGTTAATTTTAGCGCCTGCTTGTTTAGTAACTCCTTTGTAAGTAACTTTAATGAAAATAGAATCATTAGCGTACTTAACGTTGTTTTTAGCGTACATTATTAAATCTTCGTCTGTAACATCAATCGTTTCAACAATTCTTTGAGATTGAAAAGACTTCAATCCATTAAGATTAGTAGAGAAGTTAGCCATTTTGTGATAAACCTCAACGGTTGCTTGTTCAGGTTTAATCGTTTCTGTTTTTTTGCAAGAACTCAATAGAGCTACAATCGCAAAAGATGTGAGTAGTATTTTTTTCATGTGGTAAATATATTAATAAAGTTTTGAATAAAAAAAATTATTTTTAAAAAAGTTCTGTTTGATTAGTTTCTTTTTTATTTACTATTCCTAATGCGGTTTCAAAGATAGTTTTACCGGCTTCATAATCTACCAGGTTACGTGCCATTTTTACAATTGATTGACTGCCATTGTATTTTTTAAAATTATAATCGTGAAATTTACACAAAGATTCTAATTCGTTTTTTTCTTGTGATATTTTAAAACCTCTATCATTTACTTCATTAGGTAAAATAAAGTTTGTCCAATATAAATGTCTACCTC